TAACAGCGGTGCATTTAGCCGCGATCTCCATTCTATTATCTATTTGCCCAAAAAGTCTAGACTCAGACAACTGAACAATTTCATAATAGATGTCTCCGTAAAGAACAAAGTCTCCTTGCCTAACAAACAAGTTTTGATCTTCTGTCAGCCTACGACGATGGAAGTGAACATTAATATTCGCATCAAAGTCTAGCCCAACATTATCTGTATACACAGTTTGATAGTCTATCATCTCAACAAGAGCCATAACACGAATTGGAGGCAAAAACGTTTTAACTATTGCCTCTCCGTATAAATCATGAAAGTTGGTCCTGTCAACATCAATGGGATAGTAAACAATTTGTTGACCTATTACCTTTTCAATTAGCTCGTCGTTTACTTGCTTGACAAGATCTCTTTCCTTCTTGCCGGTGAATAAAGGAGGAGGGGGAGAGTCTGGCTGTGACCATTTGTTGTTAGTAGACATAATTCATCACCCCTGATAGATAAATAGTGGAACATACTTATTAGTTGTGTTCACACTGGTCATAAGTGCTGCCTCCTGCTCTGCAATCTTAGCGTATGTCATTTCGTCAAGAACTGTCTTTAGTTCTTCGCGAAGTGTTTGTTGCTCATCTTTTGCCTGCCCAAGAAGTTCCGAGCCATTTAGATTTACAGACTCTCCCGGTATTGGAATGGTTGCGAATTTACTTCTAACTTGACCCAATGTTTCCTTTGTTAAGGCTAGGGCAAATCTCCGTATCCATTGCTTTCCAATTGCGTTTATTGAGGCATACGGTATATTAGTAAAAGGCAGCGTATTCATGTTATTGATGCCTTCGACGCCTGTGTCAGAGTCGTCTCTGTCTTCCCAAGCGTCTTCATCATTATCTATTGTAAAGTCAAACCACAGCGTTTTAACTTGATTAGCGTCTGGCTCTGGATATATTCTGATGTTATTATTATGTATCTCATAAGAATAGTGTGACAATCTAGTATAAAGATGGTCCTCATAAGCCATAGCTTGCATTTTGTTCTGCCACACAGGTACAATTTCGAATGTTGAATCGTCTGTGTATTGACCATACCCATAGATAGATCCGTTGCCCACAACGTTTAGCCCGCCATAGTAACCAAAAAACCTCCACATAGATTGTGGCGTTTTATAAAAAACTCGCTGTATTGTGATTCTTTTGTTACCAACTTTTAAAGCATATGGATATCCAGAATCTGACTGAGCAGCGGAACTAGACACCAAACTTTGTAAATCGTAGTCTTGTACGCCAGTCTCTAGCTCAATCGAAGCAGAGTAGTATGGCTTCGTGCCACCAAATCCAGCATACTGTGCAACAGATGGTCCCACTCGTTTTGGATACCTTAAATCGAACTTAGGATAACGAAGCTCTACGTTGCTTCCACTCAGAGACTCACCACCCTTCATTACCCCATTATGATCAAAACTAGCTGTTGTTTGCCCTAAGACATCGCCCAGTATATTTTTAGCCTGATGCGTATTCACAATATAAGAATACTCTAAGCAAGCCTCTTCGTAATTGGCATACACGGAGCCAGATGTAATTTCAATATCTAAGACATCGCCACCTAGCTTCTGATATGTATAAGCAACTTGATCTGCTGCGCCTGAAAGAAAATCATTGGAACCAGTATATATCCCTAGTGGACATGCGGATGAGACCTCATCGGTTGAGCCTGTAGCCGGTAAGACTACTGCACTTTGCTGACTCGCAGGATTTAACTGGGGTATAGCCATACATGGTTCCTCCTATCAATAGTAAATAGTCAGCCACATAACAAAAGCGCGTTACTTCTTAGAAGTTGTCTTTCTTGCTCTAGTTTTAGTAGCCTTTACTTTGGTAGCTGGTTTCTTTTTTGCTGCCACTCTTGTTTTCTTAGTAGTTGCCTTTTTCTTGGGTGCCACCTTTTTGGCGACAGGAGTTTTGCTCTCTTCTACAACAGGCATCTCATAAGGATCTACTTTTGTAACTGTCTGTTGTTCAACTTTTTTTAAAGCTGGAGCCTCCTCAACTGCCTCTTGTTTTATCAAGGTGGGCTGCGCCTCTGTGTTGGACTCGATAAGTGTTCTCCACTTTCTCATTCTTCTCAAGTGTGCAAACTTGGGACTTCTTAAAATTCTTCTTTTCTTACCCATTTTACCTCCAATGGATATAATAAATAGTTCTTAAAAAAGAAAACCCCCAATCCGAAGAAAGGGGGTTTTTAGAATGCCGGTTAAAGATTAGCTGTCGGCAAATGCAGCAGAGGCTGCTCCACTACCGTCACCGCGCTTCTCAAGCTGCCCATTGACAGCCCACTGGCTTCCATCAAAGTGAAATCTCAAAATGGTTCCAATACCACCAGCACCGTTTGTAGCGCCGGTAATGTTTAGGAAATCGTTTGAAGTTCCATTTGGAGCAGTAATAAAAGTCTTGACATCTTGGCTATCGCCGCTCTCGGCTGCTTTTCCAAATAAGCATGAATGCGATGCAAAGAAATCAGCACTGGTATATGCGTGCTTCGTGCTGTTATCAATTAGACCGATATACTTAACGATAATAACATCGCCTCGCTTACAGCTAGATGCTGCTGGAAGTGTAAATGTGGCAGCGTCTTGTTCGTTGATCAAGTTTACCGAGTTTCTTGCTAAGTCAGCAGTAGCTGTTACCGTTGTAGCTGAATTTGCTGTTATCTCAACGTTAAATCCAGTAATCTCTCTCTTCAAATTCTCCATTAAAGCCTCCATTCTAGCGAGACCTACTCTTTTTGTTCCCATGTTAAAAACCCTCCATTTGTAATCGTGTCATCGCGTAATTGCGACCGTGCCTTCAAGCACGCAGTAACTTAGGACGAACCTTTATGGTTCACTTGTAAATAGTCTACCACAATCTGTTAAGTGAATATAAAAACAAATATTAGCTGGCACTTGTTATATATCGAACTGTTACAGATCCGGGTGCGCTTGTGTTAGATTCCGCTGCTCCAGCGACACACCAATGACTAAAGCCGTTAGCAAAAGCTATTCCGTTCGGGAAAGCGTAACTTCTCGTAGAGGAGGCTGGGCATCTAAGAACCAAGTCAGCAGCCGTTGTGCCTCCGGTAGCACTTGTTGCATCTGCTAACTTAAAATAAACTATTGCTCCTGCACTATTTACAATCTCCACCATAAAAAGAGTGCCGCTATTGCCGGTTGTATTATTAACAGCGGTTGCTACTGCTGCCGTATCTTCAACCATGATGGTAGCAATTGGGTTCTGTTGTGTGCTAACTGTAACTGCCATGACTTAATGTCCTCCGTTTGTTATAAATAGTGCTCTATTGTCAGTTTAGTAACTTATAAAATAAAAAACCCGCCCTCCGAAGAGAGCGGGTTAGATTGTTAGTCAATCTCTATGGATTAGCTAGTTGCACCAGCTTGATCGCTCAAGAGACCCTGACAGATAACAACACCGTACATATCAGGACGCACCATCTTCTTAGCGTAGCGAGTCATCACGCCCTTACGGGGTGTGAAGTCCTCGACACCGAAGATAGTCGGCGTGACCTGAAGGGGTACATACGGAGCGTAAACATAGCCCGACTCAAGGAAGCTACCACCCTTACGACCGACAAGAATAACCTGACGTGGGAAGTAAGGATCGACGTACACGTCGAACTTCTTAGAGAGCGAACCAACGTTCACTGCACCAATGGTGCCTCTATCCTGATCATGGGTAACATTAGCACGGAACCCAGCAGTAAACTCAAGGATGTTTGCAACCTCGGGTGAACACACCACGAAGTTAGCACCGCCCCGGAGAGTCTTGCGGTGGATCTGCGCCGACACATCGTTGATTGTCTCAACAAGAGTCTCGTACCACTCAGAAACAGTACCAGTGAAGTCAGGAGCAGCCGAAGATGCACCAACTTCTTCGCCAGTGGTTCTGTTAACAAACAGACCCGGCGAACGAGACCAGTAGTAGGTTCCTGCTGTAGCGCCAACAAGAAGATCCTTAAGGATCTCACGGTCGATTTCAAGAGCAATCTGCTCAGACAGAATGCTAGTAAGCTCAACCTCAGCGTCCAAGTTATGATAAGCATTGAGATCCTGACCCAACTCAGGAGTCCACTTCGCTTTCAGTTTCTTGGTCATCGCTGTGACACTAATAGAGTCAACCTTGATGTCGATCTCTGGGATCGCTTCAGTGTCCTCAAGACCCCAAGTCGTAGTCGCTCGCACGGCTCCGATAGCATCCGCAGAACCAGCACTAGGAGTGCCGTTGAAGTTGTCCTTGATCGAGGTGTCAAAACCGGGGTTAGAAGCAGTAACAGCGTGAACCAAGCCATTGGTCCAAACGTTAGCTGCGGTCTGAGCAGCGGTAAGCTCGTACACTTTAATAATCTGAAAGTTTGCACTTTGTGGATTATAATCGTTGGTAGAACCAGTCGCAAGCTGAGTCAAGCGACGAACGAGACGACCATTCTTGATACTGCCAGTTGCAGTAATCGTGATCAGGTCTTGCAGGTTGGTTTGACTGTTCATGTTGGCAGAGCCAGTGTATGCAACAGCGACAACAAACGAGCCAGACAGATCGGGATCATACTGAGCGAACTTATCAAGTTGAGCCTGCGAAGGCTGGAGACCAAGTGCAGTATCGCCATCACTACCAACAATACCGTAGCCAACAACTTTCGTACTATGTAGACCACCACCAGTTCCATCAGCTTTGATGGAGAATGAGCTAGTTGCATGAGCAAATCCGTTGTTTAACGCATACGGACCTTTCTCTGCATTGGCTCCGGTGAGATCAACACCGCCAGTAATTTCCTGACCAACAACTCCTTGACCGTACAGCGACTCACCATCGGTATTACCCAATCGAGTATCACCAAACGTGAAATCAAGGAAAAAGATTAGACCAGACGGCAAGCTCATAGGCTGCACACTGACCAAATCATTAGCAATAAGACCACCGAAGACGCGACGAACGATTGGGAAAGCCACTGCTGCGAAACCCTCAACGTCGCCCTGAGCCATTGCAGACCCAGCGGCTTCCTTAAGAAGTTGCTTAGCTTGGTTTTCCAGCAAACGTGCCATCGTGTGCTTGGAGCGGTCATTGTCGAGACCTTCCAGAAGTCCTGTTCTTTCCCACTTGGAGAGAAGAGCAGCACCTTCTTGGCGGAGATCTCTATCAACAATACCTTCTGTTAATTTTTCTAAAATAGACATTTTAATAGTCCTCCTTTTTTATTTTTTATCTATGCCTGCCAATCTTTGCATACGCTGAACGGCAGACGTATCAGCACTGCTTGACGACCCTCTACGAGCCATCAAAGGGGAAGTTCGACTGATTGCCTCGCTCAGTGATTTTGGCGTCTTCTTAGAAGATGAGCCCACTGCGCTTTGAAGCGTTTCATAAACGATCTTCGCCTCATTTACAGAACGAGATTCTGAAATAGCTTCGGCAATCTTATCTTTTTGCCGCTCATTCAGGGAGTCACTATTCAGTACACGATTCGTGTAAAATAATCTAGCAT